CAATTTTATCTGCTGTGATAGCACCATCTTGTATTTTTGCAGTTGTAATTGAATTATCAGCAACTGTTAATAATTGACTTTGTGCTGAACCACTTAATACATAAATTTCTGCACCACTATCTGGTGCCGCTGTAAATGTTATTCTTTTAAAATTAGAAGAACCATCGAAACCTAAAGTATATGCATCAGATGAACCTGGTTCTTGTCTAACGTTTTCTACAAATACTTCAATATCATTTTCCGTAACGTTAGGTATCGCAGTTGTAAGATCAAACGTGACAGTTGAGCCATCACCTGTAAAAGTATCTTTTCTGGTTAACCCACGATTGACGGGATTTGGTACTTCTCCTAAATAAGCCATTTACTTTCCTTTTTACTATTATACGTCTTCTAATACAGAAACCGTAGCGTCAAGAGCACTAGATGAACTTGCTGATACTCTAATTGCATCATTCGTTGTTCCGTCTCCTTGTAAAACTATTTTGTTACCTGACATTACTTCTAAAGAAGAACCAGCTGGAATGCTAGCATCTTTTACAATATAAACATCATTTGATCCGTCATAGTTATCTAAAAAGACACTTGCCGTAATACCTGATGTTGTTTTGTTTGCTAAAGTAATACCGATAACAATAGATTCCATAGCTGATCCACTTGACGGAACAGTATAGACAGCACTTGCTGATGCGCCTGCTGATGTGTTTACACTTGGTACTGTAAATCTTTTAAAATCGTTAGCCATTGTTATTCCTTCTAATATTTATACTATATTTATATCTATCCTAACGCAATTGCCTGAGCAATCGCAAAAGGTTGAGTTGCGACATTTACACTATTAATTGTAATCGCCCCTGCGTCCAAACTTGTTAAACCTGTTATTGTACTATCTAAATTAATTGTTAAAGTATCAGTTGCTGAAACAGCCGTAGTTATATTTGTACCGCCTGAAAATGTAACAACATCACCTGTATTTACTGATTGAGTTGTTGAAGTATCATCTCTAAAAGTAAATGTACCTGCAGTAGATACTAACTCATTAATCGCACCTACAATATTAGTTGCAGTTGTTGTTAATGAACCTGGATCACCAATATCCGTTGAAGAAAGACTATTAAAGGTCGTTCTAAACGTTTCTAGTGTATCGGTTGTTAATACTGTTCTAGCAGTCATTTTACTTGTTTAATACCTCTTTTAATAAGTTTTTAATTTCGTACATTTCTTTTTTTAAATCATTAATCTCTTTGACAGTGTTTCTAATTGCGTCACCTTGTTTTTCTCTTGCTCGTATTCGGGACATATAAAGTTGATATTCAGTAGTATTTGTATTAACGACACCATTACTTCTAACATCTCTTTCTAAATTACTATGTCCTTCTACTTTTAATCTAGTCATATTATACTGCCAGTGCGATACCTCTTAAATCTCTTACGATTGGAGGGTACGCTGAGTTTGTACCTTTTAGTACAATCTTAATTTGAAACGCTGTAAATGTATTAATACCTGACGCTGAATATTTGTATTCTTTGTAAGTATTATCATTTTCAGCAGGAGTAACTGTAATATCTTCACTACCGTCACCATTAAATCCTATCCAACCTAAATCTTTAATATTTCTTACTTCTTCTGCGCCTGATACTCTATAATAAACTTCTACTTCTGATGTACCTCTAACGTTTTGAGTTAATCGTACATCTAACGCTGTTGATTCGTTTTCTAATATCACAGGTCTTGTTACATAAACTGCCGCTGATGAAGTACCCACTGGATTAATGTCATCAACAAAACTAGGTGTATTACCTGAAGTTGGACTATTTAATCTATTTTGTACAGCAACCATACTCATTCTTTGAGTATCAATTACTGGTGAAATTTTTGTGTTTGTAGTTGTTAAAGTACAAGTTACAAATAATGATTTACCACCTGACATCTCATTTGTTTGGTTAATATCACTTGCAATCATATAAGGTTCTGTAAAGTAAATATTATCACCTGGATTAAATGCAATTGCACTTGATGAACCTGTTAAACTAAATTCTGTTTCTGAACCGTGAATTGATTTACCTGTTGTAGGTCTCATTGCGTAAGTCATATTTGTACCAGGAACTGTCATTGTTCCTAAATTGAAATTCGCTACGTCATATAATCTATTTTGTGTAATTACAGTAGAAGTATCGCCTGTGTCACCTGATACTGTTGCAGTACCACTTGATACAATATCAAAACTATCTAAAGTTACATTTGAAATAGATGTATAAGTTCCATTTAATTCTGAACCTAAAATTCCGTTATATGAAGTACCAGAAGTTAAACCAGAGATAGTTACATTGTTTGATGTACCATGCATTCCGTGATTTCTAGCAAATATTCTAACTGTACCTGAAGCGTTAGTTGTTCTAATTGAATTATTTGGTAATGTTCTAGTTGGAACACTATCATTTACTAAAGTAACTGTACCTGTAACGTTACTAAACTCTGCTCGTTTTAATTTAAACTTCAAGTCTTCGTTTTGTTCGGCTGTCCACGTTGAACCGTTTTGTGATTTAAAGAATACACCCGCATAAGGTTGTTGTGATATTGTTCGATCTGAACCTATTTGTGTATCACCTATTCTTGCGACATAAACATTGTAATCATCACAGTTTGATAATAGACATAAACAATATTCAGTTTTCTCTTGTAGATAAACTGGCGATGGAAATGTAAATGTAGTCGCAGTCGCTGCGTCAGCACTTGTATTGACAGAACTTGGATTTAATACAACTTCCGAGAATGGTAATACTGTTCGACTAGGATAACCATTTACTACTTCTCTAATTTGTAAAGTTACAGGAACTTGATTTTCTCCTGCCTCTGGTTTAGATTGAAAGAATACATCAACTGATGTTGCGAAAACACCACCTGTGTCATCAACCATAAATGTTTGAGCAATAGGGTCAATCCATTGAATAACTTCCTGTGTTGTTCTTGTAGATGATCTAGTAATATTTTGTGTATCAGTTACAGTTTGTCTAACAGTTTGAGCTTCTCTAGTAGAAACAATTGTATTTTGTACGTTTTCAATTGTTCCTCTCGCAGTATAATCACCTTCTGCTGCTGTTTCTACATCTGTTGTAGAGTTTGTTGATGAACTTGTTAATCTGAATACTCTTTGACCTACTCTCCATCTAGGATTTGAATCACTTGTAGGATCAGGAATAGCAAATGTACCTGATACTGCTCCATTTGAATCTGTAACTAAATTACCACCTAATGAACCACCATCTGGAGTTACATAAGAAGTAATATCTACGTTATCAAAGTAAGCATAAACTCTTGTATTTGGTTTTAATCTTTTCGCTGAGAAGTTAATTGTTCTACTTCTAATAAAAGGTATAAACGCAACACTAACAACTTTATCACCTAAAGATGTTCTTACTGTTTGTGGAACAATAGCTGTTCTTATACCTGTTCTTGTTTGTGAAACTCTTTGTTCTGTTGTTGTAGTTACATCTCGTGCAGTAACTGACCAACCACCAGCACCTCTACCATTTGCGGCAACTCTATTTGTACCTCGATAAGTACCGCCTACATTCCTAGAAGTTTCTACTGGTGTACCTACCCAATGATCTTGCCATTCATTCCATACAGTGTCTATTTCAACACTACTTAAATTAGGATTACCTAATCCTTTAACTAATGTATCAAAAGAACCTTCACCATTAATTAATAAATCTGGTACTCTATTTGTTTCTTTCCATTCATCACCTGGAGGATCAAGTGTTACTGAACCTGTCCAAGTAAAGATATTAAATGGGTTAACATTTACATACTTACTTGCATATGGTTGATCGACCATAGTAGATTCAGTATAAGGTAATGTAATAAGATCACCTGTTTTTTGATAATTTGCTGTTGTTCTATCTGCGGCAACGATTGCTGTTCCGTCATCATCTGCTTCAATTAATTGAACTGCTTCAGAGTTAAACATTGGACGCATATAACCGCCTGCCATATCCATTGATACTTTGTAATCTAAATTACCTACGTCACCTATTCCGTGACCTGTAAAGTTATCTACGATAAATCCATTTTTAAATCTATCAAATCCTTCTGCGTCTTGTATTTGTAGATTTTGCGCTTGTGTTTCTAATAAAGAGAGTTGAGTATAATATTCAACGTTTTCAATTCGTTGTTCTAACTTACCAATATCTCTCATTGTATATCGTTTATTATCTTGTTTTTCTATATTTAAATCTTCTGTATTTAAAGTATAAGGATTTAAAAATAATGTATATAAGTGCATTGCGTTATCTAACGCTTTTGGAACTTGAGGTTTTAATCCACTTGCACCTTCGGCAACTTTAAAGTTACCCTCTTTATCTAAAAAGATTTTATCTATTCTTGGTAAGTAATATTCAAAGTCAGATGTAATATTTGAATTAAACTTAATTACATCAACTGTTGAAGCACCTGTACCATCAAAACTTCTATCTACGTTACCAGAGTTAATTGTAGTTGCGTCATCTACTCTTGGTCTAAAGTCTAATGAATCTCTTAATTCGTATTCTTCACCTGTTGTGTCAGATGTATATGTAGGAATATTTGCGTAATCAATAACTCCTGAATAACTATCTACATCAAAGTAATCACCTGAACCGTGTGAGAAATAATCAAAGTCAATTAATAATCTTCCTGTAGGTGTTACTTCACCTGTTTTTAATTTAATTCTTCCTACATCATAGAAATTATCTCTTTGACCATTATCTAATTCAAATCTTTCTGTAATATCTGTATCACTTGAAGTAGCCGCAGTTGAAAAATCTGCTGACATATACACAGCGTTTAAAGCATAGATATCTGCTTTTGCTAAATTGATAATTCCACTTTCAATAGTTGATTGTGTTGCAACTGCTAATGTAGAACCAGAGTTTAAAGTTTTTGTTTTTGATGGACCAATTGATTTACTAATAGATGTTAAAACTTTTATTTTAGCGTCAGCATATGCAGTTCCAAAATCAAGTGTTAACTGAATACCTGATGGAGAACCACCTAATGTAAAGATTGGATTACCATCGCCATTGTTTCCTGTTAAACTCATTACATCACCTGTTGCGCCAGTTGACGCTGAAGCGATATCCATTATAGAAACTGTAAAGTCACCTTCTGCTAATGATGAAAATGTTTCATTAACGTTTGCTGTAATTGTAACTGAACCTGATGATAATGTTCTAACATATTGTCTTCTTAAAATATAACTTGTATCTGTTTGACCAGAGTTTGCTGTAGTCTTTAGTGTTTTAATTGCTTGTTGTGGTAATCTAAAGATTGAAATATTTTTATTTGAACCTTGTAACTTACCTCTATTTCTAGTTGCAATAGTTTTTGTTGAAACATCAGAACCACCAACTGCACTTGATAATGTTAAACTTGTATCTGAAATAATTGCTTCTACAATTCTTGTAACTGAACTACCTGCGTCAGTTGTAAATGTAATACTATCACCTACTTTTAATTCTGTTGTAAATAAAGTACCAAATCCTGTTACTGCTGTTCCACTATTCGCAACTGATAAAGAACCAAACAATGAATAACTTTCACCATATGTTGAACTTGTTGCAGTATCTGCTGTGTACGTAGGCGAACCTGCCATACCAATTTGTTTAACACTTGGGAAGTCAAATGATCTAACACCTTTGAAACCAACTGCGTCAGATTGAATCGTTGCAGTGTTACCTGAAGTACCACCTGTAATTGTTTCACCTGTTGTAAATTCTCCTACAATGTTTGCAACAACAACAACACCGTGTTTCGCTACACCACCTGAAGTATATGATGTTACGTTAACTGCAGTTGTACCTGTTGAGTCATATAACTCAAAAGTATTTGTGTCAGGATTTCTAACTGTAAATAATGTTCCATCAGCAACTGCTGTTGAATCTACTTGAAAACCTGGGTTGTCAATTGTAATCTGCATACCTTCTTTAAATGTATGACCGTTTGCTGTTACAACACTTGTAACACCTGGGTTATCTGTATTATCAACGTTTGTAATTGCTACTGATTTAGTTGCAGAGATAGATTGTACATAACCGTATGCGTTTGAAGAACCACCTGTAACTTTTTCACCAGTTGTAAATGAAGTATCTGATGTAATATTAAGATGAGTAAACATATTAATATCAAAAAGATAATGTCTATAAATTGCTGATGTTAAAGATGAACTTGAAAAGATAAAACTAGAAGCAGTACCTGTTACATATTCAAAACCTTTTGATTTTGCTCTACCAATTTGTGGAATAGATACACCTGAACTAGATTGTGCAGTACCACGTGAACTTGTTGCAGTATCATATAAAGAAACTGCTTTATAAACTTCTGTAGGTCCTTCTGTCGTATATGAAACGTCAGGTGAACCATAAATGTTTGTTACATTGACATAGTTTTCTACATCAAATCTTGTATTAAAGTTTTGTTGTGTATCAAAACTTCTTGCTTTGTTGACGTTAATAAAAGTTGTACCGATTGTTTCAATCTCATAACCTTTAACGTATGCTTTTCCTGGTGATAAACCAACAGCAAGTTTAGTAGTGTCACCACCATTACCTGAAGTGTAAATACCTCTATTATTACCTGAACTTAAATGTTCTCTAACATCTATATCAAACTCTCTTACTGTGTAGTCACCTGATTCGTCAAACGTTCTACGAGCAAATGTGTCTTCTAATACAGCGTATTCTGTACTTCTAACTTGGTTTGTTCTTACACCAGTTTCTAATCTTAATAATTCAACAAAGTCAGCGTCTTCTGTACTTGCTAATGTTTTTTTAGTTAATGTTAAATCTATTTTAAATCTATGAGCACCAGGTGCGTTAACGTTAGAAGAACCTGCAGCGTTATCATTTAAACTTGCGTCATCATTTGGTGTTACAAATGATTCAGTAAATGTTACACCTACTCTGTAAGAAGGTGTATTTGTATATTTGTCTAAAATTAAAGTTTGTTGATCGACTGATACAAAGAAACCATTGATGTAGTAAACACCTGCCTCAATTGAAGCAGAAGAGCCTGTTGCAGTTGTGTCAACAACACACGATAAAGAAACACTATCACTATTTGTTCCTGTTAATGTTTCAGCGTCAGTAAATGCTGTTGCAGTTTTTGAAGTACCTGAATCTAAATATTTTACGTATAATGTGTCAGGGTCAGTACCATCTGTTGCAACTGTATTTACAACTAATGCTTGAACACCTGAACTACTTCCTGTTAATACTGTACCTTTTGTAAATTGAGATAATGTGTTACCACTTCCTAGACTTGTTAATTTTACAGCGTAGTATGCTAAATCAAATGAAATCTCACCTGGAATAATCATTGCTCCTTTTTCGAACATATGATCTCCAAATCTTTCGATTTGATTTTGTAAAATAGTTTGTGATTGTGTTAATTCTCTAGCCTGTACAGCAAATGCTGGTCTAAAAAGAACTCTATGAAACTTCTTACTTTCGGCAAAGTCATCATAGTAAGGCGAGAGGTTAAAGTCAGTTGGACTTGGCATTTATTTCCCTCTAAAACTCAATAATTAATTTTACGTTCTCAGTTTGATCTGATGCTCTTGTAATTGGCGATCTATTTTCAACATAAATGACATCACCTGTATCTGCATCTATCTCACCTGCGTTATAACCACTTGTAAATAAAATACTATCTACTGTTGTTGTTGAACTTGATGGAGTTGCAGTAACACCTGAACTTTGTCCAGTAATTGTGTATGTACTTGAAAATGCTGTTAAGTCACCGTTACTATCTACACCGTGATCGTTAAATTTAGTTTGTATGTAGTAAAGAATATTATTTGAACTATCCCATTCTACAACTTTTCCAACAGCTCCTGTTGTTGCTTGATTAATTTCTTCATCAACTGTAAAGTCACCAGATGGAGATGTTACTAAAACCGCTTTTGTACCTCTTAATGTAGTTGCACTTGCAGCAGATCCACCACTTTCAATATCTCTTAATAAAGCCACACGTCTAAAATCATTTGCTGTTGTAAAGTCACCAGAGTTTGATGTTTCAGCAGCTTCAAAGTTTGTATTTAACATTACATAGTAACCACCTAATTCTTTTACAGCATTATATCCGTGTCCACCTTTTGGTTCAATAATAACATCTAATTCAGTACCAGATAAACCTGTACCACCAGCAGCGATAATATCAGCAACTGTGATGTAACCAAACGTATAATCTTGTCCTACGTTTGTTACTGTAACAGCTGTAACTGCACCTGATGAAATAGTTACAGAAACAGTTCCAGAAGAACCATCTCCTCTAATTGGAATACTTGTATGTGTTCCATCTGTTCCACCTGTACCAGCTGTTTTAATTTTAACTATATTGATTGCGCCATCAACTGCTGCTGAACTAACCGTTGAATTAGTTGCAACTGCCATAAAGTCTGTTGATAAAAAGTTTGTCTGTTGAGCGGCAGATAAAGTGTACATATATTTCCACTTATAACCATCTCCTGTTGTAAGGATAGATGTAGAAGTACCAGTAGGTTCTACTGTTGAAGAAGCGTTACTGTTGTTATCTAAACATTTGTAAACATTGTAGGCACTTGACACAACATAAAACGTAGCGTCCCATAAAGTAGAAGCACCACTATTTGCTGTTTGTGTTGTTGTTGTACCTGTAATTCTATTTCCGTAATCGTGTCTATAATAATCATAGACTGTTCCAGACGTCCAATTTCTTCTTGGTATCACATAAGAAACATCAGAAGATGTTACTTTTTTAGCAGCAAGAAAATCATCAAAGTATTCATATTCGTCTTTTATTGAATCTACAGGTGTTAATGGTGATGTGTCAGAACCTTGATTGTCTGTTCTACCGTCACCTCTTGTTAAGGTGCCGAATGCTTGTGGTCTACCAATACCTAGATAATAGACATTTGGTGCGGCCTCTGAAAAAGATTCCACAAATTGTTCTGCGTTGTGGATTCTAAATTTGTTTGTTATAATCGCTGGCATATATTCCTCTTAATTAATTATATTTATACATCTTTTTAATAACTTATACTAATTTCGGTAGGATAAGTTAAATAAGTTTTAAGATTATCATTTCCGTAATCTTGTATTTGAACTTCGCTACCATCTATTGAACTATTTGTCCCTATAATTCTATGTTCTGCCCACGCTGATAATGGCATACCTTGTATATATGAGGCTATAGTAGAGTCATTCCCTACGGTACCTGATTGTACATTAGGGTGATTAGGGCTAAACATATTGTCTGTTCCAAAAGGATTATCATAGATATTTAAAGTTTTCATACGTGGTCCACAATAAGCGTAACCATATTTGTATTCATCACCTCGTATTGTAATTTTAGCAATACTAGGTATTTTTAAAGTCATTGATCGTTTTAATGTAACATCTCTTGTATTTGGTGTAAAGAAATCTGTTGTACTTGTATCAAATAATGGGTCTAGTCCAACTTGTGGACTTGCGTTCAATGAAGTACCATCATCTACTGTTCCTAATCTTCTACCAAAAATAGTTGAGAATAAAGTATTTACAATTAAAGCAACACCTTCATATATTTCAGATGAATTAACACCCGTCATACTTCTCAATTGAGCATTAACCTGTGTTTGAATATCTACTTGACCTGTAAAGTAGAAACCAGAAGTATGCATTGTTTTCTTAAATGAATCTCTCCAGTCATTAATTGTACGACCAACTTTAATAACGTAAGAGAAGTCCTGATAGTATAAACTATCTTGTATCTTCATAGTAGTTTCTGAAATCTGTCCATCTTGGTTTATATAAGCACCTGCAGTATCGGCAACTGGTCCAATACTAATAGACGCTGTACCAAAATCATTAATCGCTGTTGTTGCCGTTGCGCCACCAGAAAAAGTTAATTCAGTATCTGCGGCAAACGTACCTGATGCACTAGATACTTTTAATAAACCTAAACTAGATGAATATGAAACAACTGTTGCTGTTACAACTGTAGAACTAGAATCTAAACCTGTAACTGTTTCTGAAGCAGAAATAGAACCTAATACATCTTTTATAATTAGATAACTTGGTAATGCGATTGTTGGAGGTGTTGGTGATTGTTGATATTCTGCTCCTGACTCTACAATCTTTAATGCTAAAACTCTACCAATTTGAGAACCATATGCATAAACAACTGCACCTGATCCATTTGTTTCATCTACTGTAACCACAGGTAATGATTGATAATTATTTCCAGCATTTATAATTCTTATATCTGTTATATCACCAGAACCTGTACCTGATTCTTGTACTATTTTGTTTCCTGTATAAACATCACCTCTTACAGTTTCATCTTCTAATATGATGTGATCGTCAACTAATGATGTAGAAGTTTCTTGCGTAAAACCTCCATTAACAACTGAAACTTTTGCTGACGCTGAACCTCCACCTGTTCCTGTATTTGTAAATACTAAATCATCACCAATTTCATAACCAGAACCTGAATCATCAATTACAAATTCAGTAATACCACCTCGACCTACAGCATCTACCTGTATTATACCACCTTGACCTCCACCTGTGATTGAAATAGAATCTTCTACGTTATATAATGAACCATCATTTGTAATTGATACAGAAGTAGGTATTCCTGTTACTATTGCTTTGATAAAGACATCATCATCATCTGTTTCAGTTCCTCTAATAACTTCATCTGTTTGAAATGTACCTGATATACTATCTTCATTTAAAATAAATTCAGATACTTCATTTGCACCAATTTGAAATTTAAATACGTTTTCTACAATTGCAGTTGCTTTAGATGTTTCGCCTTCGATTGTTCTTCCAATTAAATTTGATGTATCACCAATTGTTGCAATTGCTCTTAATATCTTTTGAGTATCCCATTGTCCATCTGATACTCTTAACATCTGCTCTCTAGGATAAAACGTTTCTGATTCTAATCCAAAGAGTAATTTAAAAAAGACTTCGTGTCCTCTATTTGTACCTTTTGCTTTGTAAAGTGATTTTACATTTTTAATTAATGTTCTTTTATTAATACCACTACTTAAAGTTTCAGGTAATGTATTTAAAAATTCGTTTCTAAACTTTGTTAAGAAATTAGAGATTGCTTTGTCAGGGTCTCTAAAGTTTAGTAAGTCTTGTATATTTTGTACAGGGTTAGGTCTATAATTATTTACGATTGCGCTTGCGTTTGAAGAGGCACCTAATACAGTTTCACCTATTACAAACTTGTCTTGTGCTGAAATAAACAAACGACCATTATCTAAATCTTCACCTAATACAGTCGCTGTTGCGTTTGATGTTTGACCTGTAATTGTTTCACCACGAGTAAACTTACCATACGTAGAACTTTCTAAAATAATTTTATCACCAGCGTCTAGTTGTGTTCTATCTGTATCAATACGAGAACCGTCTAACAATAAAGTATTTGTTTGAGCAGTTTCTGTTTCTAATTGAATACCATCAGTTGTTTGTACAGATGTTACTACCAACTCGGCAGATTCCATAAACGTATAATACGTTTTAATAAATTCTAAAAACTTTGGGTGTTGTTCTAATACAAACTCTGGAGCCTGTGAATTAATCAGGTTTGTTATTTTACGAGTGAACTTTGCCATTTAATTAAGTCCCGTAACTTGATGTGGTAGTATAACCTACTCCTGCGTCAGCAGAACCTCCAACAAACGTATCAGCAGAAACTGTGATTGTTGAATTAGCTGTGTCTATTGAAAGTATTTGATCTCTAACAGGAACAATATCATTTGAATTTGGTTGTACAGTTAATTCTATAACTGTCGATGAAGCGCCTCTTATATTTTCTATTGACGCAACTGTTAATGAATTAATTGTAATCTGTCCTGTTGAATAATTAATTGTTCCCTGTGTATTGTTTGCATATGTTCTTACACCTGATACAAGATAATATCTTCTTACATTACCTGAACCATCATCATCTAGGTAATAAACATTTGCATCATTAGGAACTTTAAAACCTGATGAACTTAATATACCACCTTCAGCAGATTTGTGTCCTGTGTGAGGATTATAGATTGAGTTTCTAAAATAAATGTCATATCTTGTTGAAGTAGATAAAGTCGGTGTAAATGTTTTTCTAATTTTTAATGTTGTTATGTTAGAAAGTATAGATGTATCAACATCATCAATTAATTCTACAATCTTTGAATATCTAAACATACTATCAAACTTTTGTAATGTGTTTGTGTTGTAACTATTCAATGCTGTTATAATTTCTGATTTTAATGTATCTGCGTCTTTTGTTGTAGCCTTTTCATCATACTTAACAGTAGATGTTAAAAGAATATTTGTAGTTTCAGGATCAACGATCTCTGGTCTTACTGAAGCAACATTATATTTTTTTAATTGAGTTACAATAGATGTTTTAGTTGCATCTGTTAACGTAGAACCTGACGCTGCTTTAATTGCAATCTTTACAACACCATATACAGGTGTTTCATCATCTTCTCCACCCCACGCTGAAACTGATTGAGCATTAGGATATAATTCTTGTACTAATGTTTCATAATCAGAAGTTGTGACTGCTCTATCTTGCCTTGAATATTGTAAAGGAGCATTGTATCGTATTGATTCTTTTGTTTGAGGTTCTGCCCCACCTTGAGCAGATGAAATCGTTGCTATTGTAACATCTGTAAAACCATCAATGTTACCTGATAAAGAAAAAGAACTCGCACCATTTGCTTCTTCTTTATTTGTAACAATGTATTCTAATATTACAATGTTACCATCTGATAATGATTGACCTAATATACCATCACCAAATGTAACTTCAAATCTTTCATCTTCATTTTCTTGTAAGAAATAAACTTTACTTGTAGATGTTAAAGAAGTAATACCTGTTGCTCTAGTATATGTTGCAGAGGTTGTGTCAGATGATGAATTTTGAACTTTTACTTTTAATGTTGTTGTATCTGCTAACTCACTTGGTATAATAAATCTTTGATCAGGGTCAGCCGTATCAACTGTATATCTGTAAGTAATAAGAGTACCCTCATAAATTGATATACTTGAAAATTTATAAACTCCGTTTACTGGTGTTGTTGTTACATCTGAGTTTGTAACAAACTGATATGAACTTCCATCAACAGTTGTTGTAAAAACTGTACCCTTATCCATAGTAACAGAAGCACCTGAACCATTATTAATTGTTATATCAATTGTTGCGACAGGCGCCTTGGGTGATGTTGGAGTGTAACCTAACATCTTTGCTAAAGACACAATATTTTTTCTTATGTCTGCGCTGTCTAGGTACATCTCGTTTGCCAACATATTGGCATTAAATCCTAGGTAGTGTGTATTGTATGCAAGTAAATCTAATAGAACAGCAAAACCTGATCCTTCAAAATCATAATCTTGGAACTCTGATTGATTTTGTAAAAATGTTTTTAGATTACTTTTTATATCATCAAAATCTAATTCTGATACTTCTAATTTATTACTTGGCATATTATCTTAATCTTTCTAAAAATGTTTCCACAACAACTGGTTGTGGTGTTCCAATAACATAAAACATAATTCTTAAATGATATCTATTTCCATCAATATCAGGTCGAGCAATAATTTGATTTATTTTTGCTCTAGGTTCAAAATTATTTAAAACTTCTTGTACTTGTCTTTGTAAATTTAATGCGGTTAATGGTGTAACTGGTTCAAATAAAAGCGATCTAACATTACCACCTATCTCAGGGTGAAAAGGTCTTTCAAAGTGATTAGTCTGAATTAAGTTTCTAACACTTCGTTTTACCGCTTCTGCATCCGTCAATCTATTTACATCATTTGTTACAACGTTTCTACCAAAGTCTAAATCCAAATCTTTATAGATACGACTTACTCTCTTACTTTTATTAGATGTATTTTCAACACTGTAACTTGGCATAGTATGAATATTTATAATGAAATTAGTAAATTATCCACAAAAGATATTAGACGAACCACTTATCATAGCGCCACTATCCGCACTATCACCTATTCTAGCAACAAATGCGCCTGCGATACGTACTGTTGACGAAC